AATATTAAAAGGATTTGGCCCGTGATCGCGACAGGCGGGCCCAATAGGGCCCATCCAGCACACTCTTTAAGGCACGGGGGTGAGCACGAACACGAACCAAATCGTATCATAGAGTTCGCGCAGCGGAGCTGACGGTTAGTTGCTAAGCCGCCAGAAGACCACCAGAGAAACGATGAGTTCATCTGACTCTCTGCCATCTCTGCCCCACCAGTCCGTCAGAGACTTCCATGTCGGGTCCACTAGCCGTTCATTCCATCTCCGAAGCGCCAACATCTTCCTCACCTATCCACACTGCTCCGTTTCACCGCAGGAAGCAGGTGAATTTCTCTGGGGTAAGGCACGTCCTTACAATCCTATTTATATTATTATTTCTTCTGAGTTCCACCAGGATAATACTCCTCATCTCCACTGTCTTCTCCAAACTGATAAGCCTGTTAAAACTAGGGATCCTAGTTTTTTTGACATTCAGGGTCATCACCCTAACATCCAGCCTTCACGCTCTCCAAATAAAACTAGAGAGTATATCCTTAAGAATCCAATCACTAAGTATGAGAGGGGAGTATTTATCCCCAGGGGGGGATTTATCCATGGTGCAGAAAGCCTTCCCATTCGACTGGGCCACGAAATTACAGCATTTCGAATACTCAGCCGAGAGGTTGTTTCCAACAACAGAGGCTCCATTCATCCCTCCTCATCCAGTTACCACACCCGACCTCCATTGTTACGAGACCATTGAAACATGGATGACCGAAAACATCTATCAGGTACATCCGTATGTCTACATGGTTCATTCACCACATGTGGTAACAATTGAGCAGGCTGTTAACGATCTCTACTGGATGCACAACACATCTAGGGAGATGCTGCAGAAAGGCCTTCTCGACCAAGGAGCCTCTACATCGTCGGTCCAACAAGGACCGGTAAGACAACATGGGCCAGGAGCATAGCTCCTTCCCATCATAACTACTGGCAGAACTGCGTCGATTTCACATGCTACAACAAGGACGCTAAGTATAACGTCATCGACGACATACCCTTCAAGTTCTGCCCCTGTTGGAAACAGCTGGTCGGGGGCCAACGAGACTTCACCGTCAACCCCAAGTACGGGAAGAAGAAATGAATTCCTGGAGGAATTCCTAGCATCATATTAGTAAATAATGATGAGGATTGGATGAAATGTATGACTCCAGCACAGCTGGAGTATTTTGAATGTAATTGTGACATCTATGTAATGGAATCGGGTGAACGATTCTTTTCTTAGCCTAAGCGGCCAGCCGTGTCAGCTACAGCGTCACTCGCAAGCTCGACGACGCGCTGACCATTTTCACAAAGCTGAGTTTTTTCCGGGTGTTTTTTTCCTTCGCTATCCCATAGCCGCCACGATCTGCCGCCGAGTATGTTTTTGTCTTATTTCTTGACAACCAAATGTCATTATAATAATAACATTCCATACATATCTTATTGATTACCAATAGATTTGAAGTACAGACGGTTCCTTCCAAAAAGATTAAACTCTATCCCATTGCCAGGTGCTATGGCAAAATACAACGCACCTTTCTTAATCGACCCAATGCCCCCGTCTGTGTTGTTCTTCCACTCAGTTCGCACACCTAACCCTTTAGCAAACTTGTGGAAGTAACAACTAGTTTTACATGGAGCCCAGACTGCATTCTGGGGTGGAACCTCATCGTTCCTCCTTCCATTCGTCTCCAGGTAGAACGTGTAACGTCTCTTCACGACGAACCTATGACACGCCTCCCTTGAAACCTTCCAAAGGTAAGGCCACGATACCTGGTTGGTATCATAGGCGAAGATATCCTTCAGAGTGGGCTGAGTTCCGGTCGGCTGTGAATCATAGATCAACCAAACGACCCCAGTACCCTGGTTAGAGTACGCTGCAGCCGCTGCTGTCACAGAGAAATGCATGTCTATGGCAACCTTGTATATCATAGTCTCGTTTGTGTGTCGCTGACCCTCATCAGCGCCACGTGCGAACGTGCCAAGAAGAAGGCACGATCCACCATTTTTAACCTCCAACTTACTGTTACCTGTCTGTACCAGCTCCTGTATCTGAAGACTAGGACGTACCCTAGTCCTACTAGTGCTTCCCTTGGAAGGAACCTTCGAAGCGCTCCACCTTGACCGCTTGGTCCAGGCTACCTCGTCCCCCGGACGGGACCTCTTGCGTTTCATCACCTTCGCCATCGGCCTCTACCTCCTCAAGCAGGAGAAGAGCCCTAGACAGGAGGAACTGGAGCCGCGGAAGCAGTTCCTCGTCCGGTGAGAGAGAATCCACCGTCGGCCCGAGCTGGAGTATTGCCGAAACCAATCTCTTCCGTGCTCCGCTGTCTCTTCGCCCTAAACAGTATGACGACATCACGTATGAACCACCGATAGGCAAGGTATATAGTCCCTAAAATAATTAGGGAAATAACCAAGATATATATCACGCGGAACCACGGATCCGAGCTCGCCACGACCTCGGGAGGAGATTGGGACACAACCCAGGAGGACGAAGGAGTGAATACCTGATAGTGCGATGCCCTCCCCATCTTAAAGCTGTGTGTGGGCCCCCTTCTTTTATAAAGAATGACGCGTAAAGCATCAATTATTAAAGACAGACAACGACATTTCGTGCAAAGCAGCATCTTTGCCTACCGCTCCGTCCGCCGTAGAGCGCACACGGCGGCCGTCGCTTCACGGGCCAAATCGT